TGAAAAACGAAGCAAACGAGGGCTTACAATGGGACCCACAGCAAGTTTTTCAAAGAGTAAAGGAAATTGAAACAACGCATAGGTGGCTGAAAGGTAAAAACATAATCGGCATTGCGGACCCTGCTATATGGCAGAAAACAACCGGTATAAGCATATATGATGTTGCAGCTAAAAACGGTGTTTACTTCCAAAAAGGTGACAACAACAGAATTGCCGGTTGGCAGCAGGTGCATTACAGATTTACCTTTGCTGCTAACGGTAAACCGAGAATGTATATATTCAATACTTGTAAAAATACAATACGAACATTACCGACTTTGCAATATGACGAACACAAGGTTGAGGACCTTGACACCGACGGCGAAGACCATATTGCAGATGAAATCAGATATATGTGTAACAAGCTGCCGATTAAGCCTATAAAGAGTAAGCCGATTAAGGAGCTTGCTGACGACCCACTTAATCAGCGTGGCGAATACAGAAGCAGTATGAACAGTTACGGCATTAAAATTTATTAAGGAGCAGAAAAATGAGTAAGTACAAAAATCCTATGGACGAAAAAAACAATAAGGTTTTGAAAGAAACCGAGCAGCAGGCCGACAAGCCTATGAATAAGGCTGACAGCTTTAATCAGGCAAATGGGCTTGAAGTGCACGAAAGCAGCAAGGGCGGCGGCGAGCGATTAAAGGTAATCGGTGTTGAAGAAATAATCAAAGCACGTGAAACGCTGCAGAAATACAAGCAACAAAAGCAGTCGCTTGAAAGCAGAGTTGTAAACAACGAAGAGTGGTGGAAGATACATAATTGGGAGCAGATAAAGAAAAAGGACGCAGTAAAGGCAGATAGGGAAAATCCTAACGGTATTGAAACGCCCTCTTCATCAGCGTGGCTGTTCAACTCAATTACCAATAAGATTGCCGACTTCTCAGATAATTATCCCGAAGCAAATATAAGGGCAAGGACAGGTGACGACGTGCCTGAAGCGGAAAGACTTAAGAATGTTATTCCTATGATTTTGAAGCGAAATAAGTTTTATAAAACGTACATTGAAGATATATCCGAAAAAAGCAAGAGCGGTACCGGCATAACATATGTAGGTTGGAATCCGAAAAAGGACGGTATAGGCGACATTGAAATTCAAAATATAAATATTCTTTCAATCTTTTGGCAGGGCGGTATAACGAATATTCAAAAAAGCCGAAATGTATTTACTGTTGAGCTTGTTGATACAGACCTACTGAAAAAGCAATATCCGAGTGAGGCTGAAAATATAACAAGCGACGGTGAAGTTGATTTAAAGCAGTATTTGTATGAGGACTATATCGATACGACCGATAAGAGTCTTGTTATTGATTGGTGGTATAAAAAGGACGGTAAGCTTCACTACTGCAAGTTCGTTAATAATGTTGTGCTGTTTGCGACGGAAAATGAGCCTGACGAATATCCGAACGGCTATTATGACGACGGTAATTATCCGTTTGTTTTTGACGTTATGTTCCCTATGCAGGGCACTATTGCAGGCTTTGGCTTTATTGACGTAGGCAAGCAACCGCAAGAGTATATTGACAAAATGGATGCAGGAATACTCCAAAATGTATTGATGAACTCAATGCCGCGCTATTTTGAGCGGCAAGACAGCGAGATAAACGAGGAAGAGTTCCTCGATTGGACGCAACCGTTTGTGAAAACAAATACAAACCTCGGTCAAGATGATTTGAGAGAAATAAACGTTAAAGGACTTGACAGCGCAGTATTTACCCAGCGTGACAGCAAGATTAACGAGATTAAAGAAACAACAGCTAACCGTGATGTATCAACAGGGGGCACAACAAGCGGTGTTACTGCCGCAAGTGCTATTTCTGCGCTTATCGAAACAGGCTCAAAGGTAAGCAGAATGGCGATTAAGGGCACGTATGACGCTTTTGAAAATGTTATCTACCTCATAATTGAGCGTATGAGACAGTTTTATGATTTGCCACGATATGTAAGGATAACAGGTGACGACGGCACTGACGATTTTGATACATACGATAACCGCAATTTGAAATTGCAAGTAAGACAGACAATGACAGGTGATACAGCGCAGTATTTACCTGAATTTGATATTGAAGTAGCAGCTCAAAAAGCTTCACCGTACAGCAAGGCAGCACAAAATGAACTTGCACTGCAGCTTTACAGCGCAGGATTTTTCAATCCGCAGAATACAGACCAATCACTTGCTTGCCTCAATATTATGGATTTCGACCACAAGAGCGACGTTATAAATCAAATTAAGAAAAACGGTACGTTGCTTGACGCATTACAGCAGGCACAAATGCAATTACAACAATTGCAGCAGGAAAACGAAAAGCTTAAGGTTATGTGCGATTTGAACATTGACAACAGCAACCTTACAGGAATGAAAGGGAAGCAGCAGGGTAGTAGTCCTGATGTAGCACAGGCTTCAACAAGCGGCAGTGCAAATATGGAAAGCACAAAGCCAGAGGGAATGCAAAGCGTAAGCAACGGCGACAAAGGCTCACTTGCCGAGCAGGCGGCGCAAAAGGCTAATGAATCGGCACAGCCGAGATAGGAGAGTAAAGCATAATGGTTGAGATTACATACAAAGAGACAAGAAACGGCTTTGAATTAAAGGCTGAGGGGCATTGCAGATATGCCGAAAAAGGCAAGGACATAGCTTGCGCCGGTGTTTCTACACTTATTGTTGCACTTGCAAAAACGCTTGAAGAAAGCGAAAATAAGCTGAAAATACCGGCACTTATTATTGTTGAGGACGGATATGCGCTTATATGTGCTTATCCGAAAAAACGATATTATAAAGAAATTGCAAGCACTTTTGAAACGGTGAAGCAGGGTATTAGTTGGCTTTCGGAAGAGTTTGAAAAAAATGTAAAAAAGTTATTTTGAGGGTGTGACATTGAAATAACGCCCTTAGGTATAATGAGGACAAAGAGCCGTGGGCTTAACCCACAGATTACAGATTCGCTGACTTAATCAGCAGGGAGCATTATTATGCAGAAATATCATATTCAGTTATTTGCCGACGGTGCGGCTACTGCAGGAGCTGACGGAGTAGGTACAACGGCTGAGGGTACGGTTGATACCAAAGTTGACGGTGCGACAGGCACACAAGACGCTAAGGAAGAAAGCTTTGACGATTTAATCAATGGCAGATACAAGCAAGATTATCAAGCTAAATTTGAAAAGGCACTTAACAAGCGTATGAGCAAAGCAAACGCACAAATTCAAGAGGGTATAGATTTCAGAAACAAGCTTACCCCGGCGCTTGAAAAATTCGCCGCTAAATACGGAATTAAAGATTCGACGGATATTGATTCGATTGTATCGGCTATCGACAGCGACAATTCGATTTATGAAGAAATTGCAACCGAGAGAGGCGTTACGGTTGAGCAGGCTAAGGAGCTTATACAGGCTGAGAGAATCATCAGGCAAGATGAAATCAGACAGCAGCAGGACGCTCAAGAAATAGCATTTCAAAATCAGATGAACGCTTGGTTGCAAGAAGCCGAAGAATTAAAAGAGTATTATCCGAATTTCAATTTTGAGTTGGAAAGCAAAAACGATAAATTCCGTGAATGGCTTAATCGTGGCATGAGTGTTAAGGAGGCCTATGAACAAATCCATTTGCCGGAAATTCTTAGTGGTGCTATGGGTTACGCATACAATCAAAGCCGACAGGATATCGCCGACACAATGAGGGCTAATGCTAACCGTCCGATTGAAAACGGAACATCACAGCAGCAGGCCTCTAATTACAGCGGAATGTCTTTTGACAAGTTAAATCAAAATCAAATCAAAGAATTATTAAACGCTGCAAGTATGGGCGAAAAAATTGACGAAAATAATTTTATGAAATATTTGTCAAAATAATATGTAATTCGCTCTTACTTTCAGCAGAAAGGGAGCATTATGAATATTATTAAATCATTAAAAAGCGCAAGTATCAGCGCAAAGAAATACAGCGCACAGCTTTTTGCTGACGCGGTACTTAACACAACCGGCGACAGCGATTTGTCACCGGGTATGAAAATCTTTTATGACACCGCATTGCTTCAAAATGTGGGTAGTCAAACATATTTTGCACAGTTTGGCAAGCAGCAGCCATTGCCGAAGCACAGAGGTAAAAAGGCTGAGTGGCGTAAATGGAATACATTTACCGTTTCAACTGTTCCGCTTCAGGAAGGCATTACACCTACAGGTGACAAGCTCGGACAGACAAGCATTGAAGCGGAAGTTCATCAATACGGTAGATATGCTTATGTAACAGATGTACTTAGTCTCACACACCTTGATGATGTAATCGGCGGTGCTACCGAATTATTTGGTGACCTTGCGGCACAGACAATGGATATTGTTACACGTAACTCTGTTATGACTGAGGCTGTTAAGAATGTACTTTTCCCACGTAAGAGTGACGGCACGGCAGTTGCTTCACGTGATAAACTCGATAACACTTGTCAGCTCACACCGAGAGTTATCAATAAAGCTGTTTCAATTCTTAAGAAGAATAAAGCGCCTAAAATCAACGGCTCATATATTGGTATTATTCATCCGTCTGTTTCTTTTGACTTAAGAGACAGCAAA